TACTTGAACCAAAGTTAGAACTTGTTAGTTCTACTTCATTCAATTCATTTAGTACAAAGTTAGTTAATTCTAAATATGTCCTTGTTGTTGCCATTTGCTATCCTGTTTTTGTTGGTTAATTGCATCTATTTCTTTTGCTGTCATACAAATCATCATGCTAGAGTGTATGGTCTCTACTGGAAATTGGTTTTCTATTGATTGTTTTAATTCTGGTTTTTTAGATTTTAAAAATAAATCACAAGTTTCTACTTCTGTAAATTCTACAAATCTATATGTAAAAAGTTTTGGAGATACTTCTCCATGTAATAATATAACTAATACTATAAAAAATTTCATGTTTAAAGGAGGGGTATAAACCCCCCCCTAGTTATTTGCTATTATGCAAATGTTACCTTTTGTGTTTCTGAATCACCTTCGCCATCGAAATCAGCAAGTACACAGAATACTCTGACTTTTGCGTCAATAGCACCTGTTGCAATTACTAAATCAATAGTGTCAGCAGCAGCGTATACACCATAACCGATAGATGTAGTTCCCATTGAACTGTCACCTGCTCTTGCTCTGGTTACTTCCATACCTGCAGTTGCTGTTGAAGCTGAAACGTATCTATCTACGTCTGCTCCATCACCAAGTGATAGAGTTCCTGAATTACCTGCACCATCTGCAGTTAAAACATCTAGACCTGCATACAAACATAAAGTGTTTGCAGGTACTTCTATTACTTGTATAACGTCACCACTTGCATTTGTAAACTGAGAAAAGTCTACTACTTGTGACACACATCTGACTGACTTACCTGTTGGTAGTGCTACTGGAGATGCTGTGTTGCCTGTTACTGTTAAAGTTGCCATTTAATCATTACCTCCTATTAGTCTATTTTGATATGTGAAAGAACGAGAGCATTGTCTCTTAGTACTTTTCTTCCAAATACATGAAGACCTCTAACTACATCAGAAAAAGTTTCAGGATGTCTGATAACTTCAATCTTTGCGATATGGTTAGCTGTCGCTGTAGATGACATATGACCACCTAATACTTTGAAGAAGTTCGCAGTTGAACTTGCAGCAAAGTTGTTTGTCATATATACGTCCATGTTCATAATCTTACCGGCAATAACTTTACCATTTCTTAATGGTGTTGCGTTACCTGTAGTATCACTCATTAGCTTACTGTTTGCTTGACCTAATTGCTCTACAAATTCTGGACCTGCTAAGAACCATCTGTTCTCTTCTGGTACATCAGATGCATTTAACAATCTATTTACTTTAGAGATTGTGTCAACTGGGTCAATTTCGCCTGAAGCAAAACCAACATCTTGGTCTTCTCCAGAGCCTGAGTCTGCTCCTAGTAAGTGGTCAGGGCCAGATGAACTGACTCCTGCTACCATTGCTGCGATTACGTTTTTGTCATAAGCGTTCTTAAGTGCATAAGCACCAGAAGAAGTTGCAACACTTTCAAAGTTAACATGGGAATGTCTTTCCTCAATGTCATCAACTTTAAATGAAAATGCGTTTGCTTGGTCGACAGTCAATTGGATTTGGTCATCAGTGATATCTTGTGCATCAACAACCGCTCCTCTTGAGTACGCACTAACAGTAATAGTAGGTTCTTTTATGATGTTTACTGTGTCTCCATAAGCTTCAATCTCACCTGCATAGTCAGTGTTAGTAATTGCTTCTACTACTGATGCGGTACGAAAGAACTTTTGGACTTTTTGGGAATAGATAATCGGGCTAAAGTTTCCGTTAGCTAGATTATTATTACCTGATACTTTATCAAAAGCCATCTTTTTTCTCCTATTATTTATTAGTTATTTTAAAATTGATATGAGTTAACTGTTTATACGATGCGACCTTCTCTATGAGCCTTATCAATTTCAGCTTCAAACTTAGAGTACTCATCTGGTTTCATAGATTTAATAGCTGCCCAAGTCCATTGTTTCTTATCAGTTGGTGTTTCAGATACTTTAGTTTTAGAAACTGCTTTCGCTGCTTCTTTCTTTGCATCATAGTTTACCTTCTTAGTAGAAAGTCCTCTGTCATACTTGTACAAATCGATTGCACGTGCTGCAGATTTTGGATTGTCACTATTATCATAAAGCCAAGATTGTACTGTACTATCCTGTACAGAAGCCCAGTCATGAAAATCTCCGCTTTCACGAATCTCTTTAAAGTCTGGATGCTTCTTAGCAAGTTCTACTTCTGCCCTATCTCTAGACAAAGAAGATTGTTGTTTTTTTATTTCCAACAGTTGTTCTTCCATTTCTTGTTTAGATTTAAGTGTAGCTTCTGTAGTTAATTGCATAACAGAATCATACATATCAGGATAGTCTTTTCTCCACTCTTCTAAATCTTCTTTAGATTTAAAAATAGGTTGAGAAGCAACTGCTTCCTTTTCTTTCTTAAGTTTGAGAACTTCATCTTTGTGCTTAGATATTGTCTCATCATAATGCCGTTTTAAATCGTCATATCGCTTCTTAAAAGCGGCATCTTCTACTCCTACAGGGCGGTCCTCTTTAGGTTTCTTCTCGTCAGTTTCTTCCTTAGATTCCTCGGTAGCTGTTGTTTCGACTTCCTTGTCCATTAAGTTCCTACTCGGATGCTTATATGGAGTTGGAGTTGCGAGTTCTTCTGTTGCTTGGGAATTTTGTTCTTCTACAACAGTAGAGTTCTGTTCGTCTTGTTCCATTTATTCTCCTTCGGGGTGCTGTTGGATTCAGGTCGCCCCCTATATGCAGGGCCGTTACGCTGTAACGGGTGGCTGCGTCATCATTCCCTGACCTTGCGTAGGTGCAGGGCTTTCTCCTTGCGGTGAAACTTGTGGTTGTGGTTCAGGTATAGCTTCTTGCATTACCATGCCAAACTCTTGTCCAAATACTTTAGACATAAAATCTCTAAACTGTGGTACATTTAGTTGTGTAATTAATTCTTTTTCTTGCTCTTCAAGATTTTGTAAATTGTTTGAAACTTCTCTGGCTGATACAGTTAGTTCCATAGGTTGAGCAGCAGCAGGAGATGTGTTAACATCTGCTCCCATCATACCTTGTCTCATTTCTTCTTCCATATTTTATTTATCTCCCCGTGTATTTACGTGTATATCCTCCGCTAGGATTTTTTGTAAAAGAAGGTCTTTTAAAAGGAGAACTTGAGGAACTACTCTTTGAAGGAGTAGTCTTTGTTGTACTTTTTGTTGTTTCTTTTTTTATTCCTTTTACATTATCATCAAAAAATTTAAGCGTTTGGTCTCTTTCTTCTTTTAATTTTTGTTTAGATTTTTGTTTACTAAATCTTTCTTCAAACTGTCTAGCTTCTTTACTAGTATCTTTAACTTTAAATCCTTGACTAACTTCTTTTGCTTTTTGTTTTGCTTTTTTTAATTCCCTTTCTTTATTTTTTAATTTAAATTCAAGGTCTTTTTTCTTATCTAATAAGTTTTTTACCCCTGATTGATTTTTAAAGTTTTGTTGTAATCCGGGTGGTAACATTTCATTAATAGCATCTATTTCCGCTTTAAAGTCATTTCTATCTCTAGTTAAATCATATATGCTACCAAAGTCTTCACTTACAATATTATCAAAAGAAGATGATTCAAGTTTTGTTTTTTCTTGATAGTCTATTAATTCTTTTTGTTGTTCAGGAGATAGTTTATAAACATTAGCGGCTTGTTCTTTAGTGTAGCCTAAACCATTAGCAATTTTTCCAATTAGACTATTATCTAATGTTAATTTTGCTGCATCACCGATTGCTGTAAATACATCATTAATTACTTCCCCTACATTATTTGCAGGATTAGGAATTATTCTTTCAATTTTTATTGTACCATCAGGATTTCTAATAACAGTACCTTCTTCATCTCTTGCTATTTTTATCATAGCCCCTCTGTTATTATATTTTTGATTCATTAATCCTATTGCTGAAGTTGCTTCTGCTCCATATTTTTTTTCTAGTTCCATCATAGCCGCAGAATTTATTCCACCTGCGTCCATAGAACCTTCTCGCCTAGAAAGTGCAGGAGTATAATCTTTTATATTAAAAGTAGGAGTTTGATTTCCTCCGCCTCCACCTCCACTAGATTTTTGTATAGGTTGGCATACACCATTAATTAATTCATATCCTGCAGGGCAAGGGTCAACAGCAGGAGTTTGATATGTAGGTAATGTAGTTGGGTCAAAAGGTAATGTGCCTCCTCTGTCTTCTACTCTACCTTGACCAACATCAGGAAATTGTTCTTGGTCAAATTGAGGTAACATTCCTTTTTCTATTTCTTTTAATTGTCTTTGTCCTACTGGTGTATATTGTACAACAGAATCAGGACCTACATATTTTTTACCTTGCATTGTCATAATACCATTTGTTGCAGAATCATAAACATTTTGTGTTGTATTAACTGTAGATGCAGAAGCACTAAAAGGAAACATAATTCCTTGTGATTCTTTTTCTAATTTTTTTTGTAGGTCAGATAGAGACATTTATTTAAGCTGTTCCTTGAGGTTCATTATCTGGTGCAGTAAAGCCGCCTTCCCCTGCAACTTGTGGAGTTCCGACTCCGATGTTGCCACCTCCAGACCCTTGTGTGTCTGAAATATTTGCTCCTGCAGGTACTCCGTTAGTAGGTCCCATGCCACCTTGTTGTGGGTTAGGGCCTTGAGTTTGTTGATTTCCATTTACTTCTCCCATAAGTTTCATAAATATTGCTGCTTGTTCTGGGTCATTAACAACTTGGTCAGGGTCTACATCTAACGACTTTGCAATCTCTTTAATAATACTATGCCATTTTACAAAAGGTGCTAAGAATTGATTTGATGCTACTTGCATAAATGTCATCAATCTTTGTGACCTTACTTCCTTCATCATTAAAGAAGATGTACCTCTTGCTTTAACTCCTAAGTCACCTTGTATTTCTGGAATATCTTTATTGAATTGCATATTCCATTGATAAAAAGATTCACCTAATGGCTTTAATAAATAATCATCTATGTTTTTAATTACTGTTTTAATATTTAAAGCTGCAGCACCCATTAACATAGACATACCTGATGCTGTTCTTGTTGTAGATTGTATACCTGTTTGTCCATGTGAATAAGATGGTATACCTGTGGATTCATCTGCTAGTTGTCTAAACCTATCAAACATCTGCATATTTTCTGGTGCGGTGTTTGGGAATCGTAAACCATGTATAGCTTGTCCTGTTTGTCCACTTTGTCTTCTAAAAATTTTTCCCGGATAAACTGACATGTCCTGACCGGGTACTAACATAGTTTCGTCTACATCAAATACTAAATTTCCTGCTAGTGCTAAATTATCAATAGCCATTCTTGCATGACCATTCATAATTGTTTGTGCATCATCCATGTTTTCTGGAATACCTACACCAAAAAATTGATATGGATTAATCTCATAAGGTGCAATCATAAAAGGTATTCTTGCAGGAGTAAAAGGATTTAATACTAATCGTAGTATATGTCCATTACATATCCATGCATTAATTTGCACTTCATCTAATTCTGTTTTTATATCTGTAGGGATATCAATACCTGTTTCTTCTACAAAGTCTTTGTCCATTGTACCCCAATACTCTAGGACTTCGTATCTATTCTTACTAAACTCTTCTTGATTTTCTCTATCATATAATGCTGTTTCATAACTTCTTGTTTCATAATTAGAACCTACTGCTAAACAATCTTTAATTGCACTTTCTCTAAAGAAAGGTCTATTAGCTAAATCTCTAAGTTGTGTTCTATTATATACGTGTCTTTGTATAACATAGTCTGCATCATCAATAGTAACAGCATCTGGGTCAGGATAAAAATCCCAACAACTGACTGCCTCTACTCTTGGAACTAATTTATTAATAGGTTTATATTCTCTTTCACCTTCTTCGTTTAGTTCCCATTTATGTTCTGCTTGTTCATAGTTAAAAGGTCCTTTAAGAATACCTGTACCTAATAAACACATTTCAAATAAAACGTGTCTCATTACAGATATTGCATGAGATTCTTCTAACTGGTCATGGATTAAAGTCTCCATGTTTTTAGCTGCCTCGTTTGCAGGTTCTATCTGAGGCATTGATTTTAAATCCGGTGCTGCACCTTCTTCAAATCCTGCTTTTTCGTATTTACTTTTTAAACCGTTTAGTATTTCATCTGCAGTAGCACCCGGAGATATTTCTCTACCATCACCTTCAAAACCATAGATGTCTTCCATTCTTTCATCTTGTTGTTTTAAATTATCGGGTTTTATATGTGCGTATTTAGCTACACCTAAAGGGTCTGAAGTAGGTTGTATTCCAATAGGAAACTTACCTTGTGAAAATAACACTTCGATAAGCTGTCCATAAGAAGCTAATACTTTAGTCTTTGTTACCTTAACAAATACTTTAGATTTCTCTGAATCACGAAAAGCCATATCAGAACCATAGATTCCTCTATAGTTTCTGTAAGACCTTAACCATCTTTTTTCATCGTATAGACGTGCCTGTTCTGCTTCTTTTAATCTAGATTCAATTAATGCACCTAGATTACTGTAAGAATCATCTTTGGCATCATCTAATGATTTTACTTCATCAGTTTCAGATAAGCCACTACTGCCTATATTACTATGCGGCATTTATATTTCCTTAGTAATCTCTTTCGTCCGCCATTGAGAAAACTTTTTTGTCTACAGTGTTTTTTGCTTTTCTACCTGCGTTTACATCTGTTTCACTGTAATCATCTGCAGGTAAAGCTGTAGCACCCTTTACAACATTGGTTTTGGAATCGCCCTGCTTTGAGGCTTCGTTTCCATACATGTTTTCAGGAAGTTCTCCTTGCTTGTATTGTTTCATTATTGCCATTTTATTTGTCTCCTTTTAGTTGTTTCTGTATGTAAGGTAGTAACCAAGGGTTATCCACACACACAGTTGTTAGTCCATTCGCAAGAGTATTGCAAATTTTTTCTTCTTCTTTATCATCTAATTCTATTCCCCATTGAAATACTATTGCATGAAGTATTTCATGTATTAAAGTATTCGCATGAGATATATTATCTTCTGTTGATGATAACGCTATCATTCCATCGGATGCAAGAAACTGTCCGTTTATTTCATTGCACTTTGATACGATAGAATCTAAATTTTTTATTTGATAGTTTCTATATCCTATTTTAATATCTTTCATTAATATCCAAACACACTATCTGCCGGTGCTGCTCTTTTAGGTTCGTTTACTTTATCTATAAAATCTTGTTTAATAGGATGTATTGGTCTACTCATACAGCCATATCTTAGTGCATCATAAGCATGGTCTTCTGCATGTGTATTTACATCCTCTGGATTATTTTTATCAACTGGTAACATTGGTAATGTTCTAATTAAGTTAACACAGTTATCTAAAATAAACAAAGAAGGATAACCAGTTTCTTCATCTGGCCTAAATCTTTTATGTAATTCTAATTTACCGGCTACTCTACTTCGAGGGCTTCTATCAGAGGGTCTCCAACGACAACCTTCTAGTATCATAGTCTCTGCAATACTCGGTCCTATATCACCTCGTCTTGCCCAAGTAGAACTATCAAGTACACCATATCTAATATACTCGCCTTGTTCTGCTTCTAAAACTTTTCTAGCAAATAAATCTGCTGTAACTTTTTGTGTATAGAGTTCTCTGTAAACAAATAAATTATTATCAAAGTCAACAGCTATCCATAAACAACAAGCAGGTGAACTATATCCCCAGTCACATGCTCTAAATCTCATCCAGTTTCTTGGAATGTCAAAAGGTTTAATGACATGCACATCTTTATTAAACTCTGGAAAAGATGAATCTTCAAATGCTTCCCAGTTACCTTCTAAGAATTGTTTTCTTTGTACTTCTGGTAACGAAGCTAACATAGCATAATAATCATCAGTCTGCATTAGATAAGGATTATCTTCTAGTTTAGCCGGAATAAATCTTCTAGATATTTGCTTAACACCATTAGGAGTTTTAATATCTATATTAAACTTTGTATTAGGTACTGCAGGGTCAACAAACATATTTTTAACCCACATCGAACCTACATTTCCCGGATTACCTGTTGCTCTCATATAGACAGGAATATCGGGGTCTACACTTCGTAAAGAGGACCGAAGAAAATTATAAATATCTTCGGTAGGGTATTGCGGTAATTCGTCTATGCCTATCCAAGTATACGATTGTCCTTGGTAGCGTAGAGCATCAGTTAAGTTTTCCGCATATCCAAATTCTATTCTAGCACCTGAAGGAAACTTCCATTCTTTTTCTTGCTCTCTCCATTTAGCACCGGGATAAGCTTTTGAATATAATTGTTGTGAGTGA